GCTTGCGTAGGCCCTCCCCTCTGTTGCCACGGCACAAGGGAGGGCATTTTTACATTGGCCAGCGTCCTTATTGCGACAAGGCCAGCCCGCACCTCGAAAAGCACCGATCACGGACCCTAGTGGGATAGCGTTGGTAGCGGGCAAACATACGGAGGGCCACAATGGACCTCACAATACCGCAGCACAGTGACGAGACGGTCCGCATGGCGTGCCTAGAGGCAGCTACTGCGCTCAACTGCATGAGGGAAGAGCCACGTGATGCAGCGGGCGTGTTGGACGATGCCACGCTGTTTGAGCATTACGTAAGCAACGGGCAGTCTGTAGCGGTGTATTGCGGCAACGGGCTGGAGCGGGTGATTAGGGGTTAAGATACCGCATCGGCAGGATGCCCTCGCCAAGCATTTCCATGATGATGGATGCTGGCCCGCTGACGGCCCTAGAGCCGTCCTCATAGCGACGTATGGTGCGGCTGTCCGATAGGCGAAGAACGCGAACGAGCTGACCTTGTGTAAGGCCAGCTCGTTCGCGGATTGCTTTGAATTGTGCGGGGGTCATTCGTGCCTCTTGAATGGGCCTCCGAACCATATTTCGACCGTGCCTTTAAGCCAGTCGGTTTTTTGGTTGCGGCGGCGAATAGGTCGGTTTGTGAGCGCAAGGCATTCGGCCTTGGATAGCCTGTGGATGCGCGTCAAACGATAAGCTGCGCAAGTGCGGAGGTATTCGCGGTCAAGCCCGCCATCGGGCAGACGGAAAGCGTTCATTAGATTCGCCCCCCGCGACGAAAGAAAACGACCCACTTCTTGGCGATGCCCATTGCCTTGGCGCGGGTTGCCGAATGACCAGACTTCAGAATGATGGTGCCTTCGCTGGTGGTGCCGGTGATGGCCCAGTCAAAGCCGGTTTCGGTTTTGGTGGTTTTCCAAGAGTAAGCCATTTCGTTTTCCCTTTCGTGGTGGGCCAGTGGCCCTTGCTTCGATAAGACTGTTCTAGGGACTTGACAAATAAGTGTCAACACCTTATTTGGGGGGTATGAGCACAAAAGACAAATTTTTAGAGCTTTCTCAGATTGATGGGATGACCACTTCGCGCATGGCGCTTGAGCTTCAAGTGTCAAGGCAACGGGTCCACCAGCTGAAGGAAAAATATAAGGTTAAGTTGGCCCCGTCGCCTAAGGGGCCGCCAAGAGGGCACATAAAAACGTCGCACCGATGGGGTGGCGAGCGCCGAATCCCCCCCAATTGGATCGGCGCTGCCGGCGAGCTTACTGCCGCTGTCGAGTTGATTAAGATGGGCTTCTACGTTCACCAAGCGGTGGCGAGGACGGGGCCGTTCGACCTAATCGCTTACCACGACGGAGCTTTTCATCGCATTGAGGTGCGGTGCATTCGCAAGCCGGGGCAGAGGACAGGGGTTGAGTGGCGGGAGGTCGATTATTTGGCTTCAGTTCTTCCCGACGGGACCGTCGAGTGGTCCCCTGAAGCCCCGCGCATTGAGGATTAAGTGAGGGATTGTGAAAAAAGTTCGCAATCCTTATGCTGCATCTTTGGCGCATAAGACCGCGCAGCAGCAGATAGTGTCGGATAGAAGGGTGGCGAAACGGTCAAAGGCGCAGAGAAAGCGGGACGCCTTTCGTAGGGAAATCGACGATAGGGACTAGACTGCGTTCGATCTTTGTTCCATAAGGTTCGGGCCGCAATGGTGCGTCAACACCACGCGGCCCTGACCAACACGAACGGATGAGGTTCGATATGGCTAAGAAGCCCCTACCCACTGCCGACGAGTTTCGTCAATTCCTCAAATACGATCCGGCAACGGGCGTCTTGACTTGGACGGAACAGGTTAGGCGTCATGGCTGGGCTGGCAAGCCTGCCGGTTCGCTTCACAGCCGGGGTTACCTGCGCCTTGGTCTCTTCGGTCGAGACTGGTACTGTCATAGGATAGCGTGGCTGCTCCACTACGGCGAGTGGCCAGAGCTAGAGATTGACCATATCAATCACTGTAAGACCGACAATCGCATCTGCAATCTCCGCAGCGTGACACACGCTGAGAATGTTAAAAACATGCCGCGTCAGAGGCGTAATAAGTCTGGCGTCCCCGGTGTCATATGGTCTCCCAAGAAACTATACTGGCGGGTGCAAATTGGTGGTTCAGGCACTGACCGCGTAAACCTTCCGTCCGAACATTGCCTCGGGCGAGCGATAAGAGCGAGGCGTGCGGCCGAGAAGAAGCACGGCTACCGGGACTTCAGGCAGCATGGCTAAGCTAAAGGCCCTGCGCCCCCAAGTTTCATCACTCGGCAGCAGCATCAACTACCTGCCGTCGCAGACACCCGGCATAGAGCGCGAGCGCCCAAGCCAATCAACGAAGGGTTGGTATAACCTAGCCCGCTGGAAGAAGCTTCGCTGGGCAACGTTCGTCCGAGACAAGTTCACCTGCCAGATGTGCGGGAAGATGAGCGCACCTGAAGGCACGCTGGTCTGCGACCACGTAGAGCCCCACAGAGGCAACGAGAGGCTGTTCTGGAACCCCAACAACCTCCAGACCCTTTGCAAGTCACCCTGCCACGACAAGCACAAGCAGCGGATGGAGCGCAATCAGGGGGGGGTATGAGCGGATTCTAATTCGCCAAGCCGCCAAAGACCGCTGGAGTTCTCACGCACAAAATAAAACCGGCTGTTTGAAAAATCGCCGGCGTAGGAGTTTAATCAAATGCCCCGAGGTGGAGCGCGGCCAGGAGCTGGTCGCAAGACCAAGGCCGTTAGCGATGCCATCAAGGCTTGCGAGGCTGCTGCGAAGAAGTCGGGCAATGAGGATATGACACCTCTCGACTTCATGCTGGCAACGATGCGCGACGAAGAGCAGGACATGCGCGTGCGGGTTGCGATGGCTCAAGCTGCTGCTCCGTATATTCACGCGAAGCCGAGTGATGCGACGAAGGGCAAGAAGGAAGAGCGGCAGGATGCAGCCGAGCGCGCCGCGACTGGCAAGTTCGCTGTGCCTCAGTCCCCGAAGCTGGTTGTCGATAACCGTAAATGAAGTGGTCCACCGCCTGCCCTGATTGGCAGGATCGGATAGTCAAGCGCAAAAGCCTGATACCGTTTAAGCCGCTGTTCCAGTCGGAGGCGGATGCCTCGATGGAGGTATTCAAGGCGCTTCGGATCGTGGACGTTCCCGGCAGCCCGACGATTGGCGAGTGCTGCGAACCTTGGATTATGGACTTCGCTGCGGCGGTGTTCGGCTCATACGATGCGGAAACGGGCAAGCGCCTGATCCGTGAATACATGCTGCTGGTCAGCAAGAAAAACACGAAATCGACCATCGCGGCGGCTGTTATGATGACGGCCCTTATCCGCAACTGGCGCAGGTCGGCAGAGTTCTTGATTTTGGCCCCCACGGTCGAGGTTGCGAACAACTGCTTTCAACCGGCCCGCGATATGGTCAACGCGGACGAGGATCTAAAAGACCTCCTGCATGTGCAGGAGCATTACCGGACGATCACGCACCGCAATACCGGCGCTGTTCTGAAGGTGGTCGCTGCGGATAGCGACACGGTGTCGGGTAAGAAGGCGACAGGCGTGCTGGTCGATGAGCTTTGGTTGTTCGGCAAGAAGGCCAAGGCGGATGCGATGCTGCGCGAGGCCACCGGGGGTCTTGTGTCTCGGCCTGAGGGGTTTGTTATCTACCTCTCGACGCAAGCGGACGAAGCGCCCGCTGGCGTGTTCAAGTCGAAGCTGAATTATTTTCGCAACGTGCGCGACGGAGCGATTGAAGATCCGAAGAGCCTGGGCGTGCTTTACGAGTTCCCCAAGCCCTACCTGAAAAGCAAGAAGTTCCTCGACCCTGCCAACTTCTACATGACGAACCCCAATCTGGGTGTGTCGGTCGATCAGGAGTGGCTAGAGGACGAGTTCAAGAAGGTGCAGGATGCCGAGGACGGCACCAAGCAGGTTTTCCTCGCCAAGCACCTGAACGTCGAGATCGGGATGGCCCTGCGCAATGACGCTTGGGCTGGTGGGCGATACTGGGAAAGCGCAGCCGTAAAGGGCGGCATGACGCTGGATAAATTGCTCGACCGTAGCGAAGTTGCCGTGGTCGGGATTGACGGCGGCGGACTGGACGACTTGCTCGGGTTGTCGGTTTTGGGGCGGGACAAAGAGACGCGCGACTGGCTCCACTGGGGCCACGCTTGGGCGCATGATGATGTGTTGCAGCGCAGACAGGAAATAGCCCCTCGCCTCAAGGATTTTGAGAAGGACGGCGACCTGACAATCTGTGCCTATCCGACGCAAGACGTTGGCGAAGTCGCTGATGTCGTGGAGCGCATCGAGAAGGCAGGGTTGTTGCCTGAAGAGGCGGCGATCGGTGTTGACGCGGCGGGTATTGCCCAGATTGTCGATGAGCTGGCTGAGCGCGAGATCGGGGGGCCTAAAGTTGTCGCGGTCCAGCAGGGCTACCGACTGAACGGCGCGATCATGGGGGCCGAGCGCAAGCTGAAGGACGGCACGCTGAAGCACGCGGCGCAGCCGATGATGGCTTGGTGTGTCGGCAACGCGAAGGTCGAAATGCGCGGAAGCGCGATGCTTATCACAAAACAGCAGGCAGGGCGGGCGAAGATCGACCCGCTTTCGGCGCTGTTCAACGCGGTGATGCTTATGAGCCGCAACCCAGAGGCGGCGAATGCTCCCGCCTATGAAATGTTCGTAGTTTGAGAGGGTCCGATATGGAAAAGAAGCAGCCGCTTGAGAACCGGGCCTACTCGGTTCTGGACATCAAGGCCGTTGACGGGGAAACCCGCAAGATTACCGGCATTGCGACAACCCCTTCGGTGGATCGCGTTGGC